GGGAGTCGTACTGTTAGTGGTAAAAACGCTTCTGTGTATGCAAACCCGTTTAATCGTGCAGGATTTGCAGAAAGAGGCATGGCTTTTGGAGAAGACGTTTTAAACATAGCTGGTTTGTATCCTGGGGTTAAAGCTGGCTCTACAGCTATCCGTAACTCCTCATCTCTTGCTGCAATGAAAGCCGGTGCTCGCCCTACAGCTAGTTTGGACAACTACATCCTTCATGGCGGTGTACCACCTGAAAAACTAGTAGGAGGGGTGATTGACCCTGATTTTGTTCGTGGTGGCGACAAATTTATACGTGGTGATACCGGAAGCATCGGTAACGTAAAAACCGGTCCAAATCAGGTAGAACGTGATTATATTCTAAATAACGCCAAATCAGCCGAAGCCGCACTAGCAGGGGATATTCAAGGCTCCAAAGTCCGCGGTTCTAGATTTGCTATTTATGACAACCCTTATGATATTAGTAAGTCAACCCCTGAAGAACTTCAATTTTTTAATCAAGAAAAACAAACAGCTGCACAGGAATATCTTAATAGGCATTCTGAAATTATTAAAAGGATTAGGGCTGGAGAGGAACATTCCACAGGCGTTGACAGACTAAGACCACAGGACACATACAAAGAATATGGCGGCATTCATGTTCTTGATGTCCCAGAAAATCTTCGTACGGTAGATACTCCTGCTCCTGGTGGAGAAGTTAAGTTTTGGGGTAAACAGAAGCCTGTAGGGTTTGCCGAGACACCTTTGCAGGTTGGTGAGGGTTTTGGTAAATTTGATCCTCAATATAAAAAAGCATTGCAAATAATGATTGACGACGCCGATATGAAAGCTGGCGGGTCGCAAAAACTAGCAAATATGCTTGCCAGGGCTAAAGGCACTAAAATAACCCCTGCTTATAAAAAGCTCGTAGAAGAAGTAGTTACTAAAGAAATGGGTGGAGAATTTCGTTCTCTTACGCCAAACCCCGATTTTGGCAAAACAGACAGAGATATTTTAAAATATTTTACTGATTACAATTCTCCGCCTGTAAAAGACTTTAAAAACATTGACCAAGTTATGTCTGGCATTAAAAACGCTAAAACAGAAAAAGAAATATTTGCTGTTATTCAAAACGCTGTTCCTTCTGACCAGTTAGAAATAGATCTTGCTCAACGTTTTAATGGCGCTAAAAGCATCGAAGACCTTAAAAAGAAGGTAACTAGCTTTATTACCGGCCTTGACCCAAGTTATAAAAGATTAAAAAAATAGTTGACAAGCGGCTTGCAGGGCTGTACTATTCACAATACCACTTACGGCTAAAAAGGAGTCAGTATGAAAGAAGAAACCATCGAGCGTTGGGACGGGCAAGAGCCCGTTACACCACCTAAAGACAAAGACCCAGAAAAGGGTGTGTGGTGAACATGATCCTCTCCGCACCTATGGATCACGAATCCTGGCTCCAATACGGCTGGGAAATGGGTTACTGTGGCCCACCTATCTGCTACGTACATGACGGGCTACCCATGTCAATGGATGAAGATGAGGAGTTCTGCGAAGGCGGAGACCCTTGTATTCATATAGTACGCATGTACGACGATCATATTCACCGTTTAGCCATTGAAAGCAACGATTCGCCTACAAACTGGCGAGCTGAGAATTTAGGCTGGTCACGTGAGTAGAGAACAGAATCGGCTGCCTTTAGAGGATTTCGAGCGCATTATGCGTCAACCGGAGCAGAATGATACTGAATTTGCAAGAAACATAGGTGTTACACGGGATGTAGTAAAAGGATGGAAAGAACAAGGCGGTATACGTTTCTATGCAGCTGACCGTCTTTGCATCAGTCTTGGATACCACCCGTCATATTTTTGGGGCGAAAGATACTGGCAGCCCCCAAAATCCGCATCTAAGAAGACTAAACTAACAACAACAAACGAGGACCAATGAACAACATCACTATTATCGGCAACTTGGGTCAAGACCCAGAACTTCAATATATTCCCAGTGGCAAAGCCAAAGTCAAGTTCAGCATCGCTGATACGCGAAAAGTAGGCGAAGAAACAGAAACAACTTGGCATCGCTGTATTGCGTGGGGTCAGATGGCTGAAAACATCGCCTCGCTATTTAGCAAAGGTAACCGGGTGATTGTCACTGGCAGGTACAAGGTTGACGAGTATAAGACCAAAACCGGGGAAAAGAAATCCCAAATGGAAGTCCTCGTAGACGATTGTGGGCAGAGCATTAGGTTTGATCTCCCAAGTACAGACCGTCCGATGTTCAGTAAAAACAACGAGCCTGCCCCACAATCGACATTGCTCGATGAAGAACCGTTTTAGCTGGTTTCAGGAAGCCAGTTGTAAGGGGTTAAACACAAGCACGTGGTTTCCTTCAGAACCCCAAGGAAAAGATTTTTTTGCTCACGCACGAGAAATCTGTAATTCCTGCCCTGTGAAGGTAGACTGTTTAGAATACGCATTAACTTTTCCTGCAGTAGAGGACACTGCAGGCATGTACGGAGGATTATCACCATGGCAGAGGGAAACTATTCGCCAGAGCCGTTTGACGACGAAACCAACCACAAACAGCTCGTCTGGGAAGACTTTCTCGCTCGATCAGTTGAAGCCGGCAACAAAGCAATCGAATGGCTCGAACTTGAAGATTACGCAGACGACGAGCTTACGGACGACGAGCTCGAAGAAATCTACAGCGAACGCTGGCAATCAACCGGAGATGTTGTTATCTCCGCCTTCAACTTCCTTTGGCCAGAGATTGAGTCATTGGCAATCAAGCTGGGAGTCCCATTCCAGCCTGAAATATCAGAGATTAATGGTATCTAAAATGGAAACACAATACAAAACACCCAAGCAAACAAAACTTTTATTGAGTTCTACAATTGCATCACCCGATTCAACTATCTCTGCACAAGCTCTTGCTGGCATTATTATGGCCGGTTGGCCAGACCCATTGCCTGAACATATTGCATCAGCTATATTTATGGGGTGTTCATATGTTATGAACTTAGGAAAAATGGCGTATGACGCTGGAACTATCACTCCAGAAGAACACGCTGCTATTCAAGGTGTTTCAGAGTTGTCTATGCAAATCTGGAAGAATATCTATCAACAGTCTATTCAATCGGAAAAATAATGGCAGACGAATCAGCAGATGATCTACGCGAAATGCGTATCAAGAACCTTTTACCACACGCTTTCACACCTGAAAACGCTGCGGAGAATGCTCGAAAGTCTGCTGCTTCTCGTGTTAAAAACATTGAAAAAGCTAAGAATGTTCGTACCGGATACACAAAAGAAATCCTTACTGCCCAGGAACAGTTAAAGAAGCTGGGTTTATCTAAGCTTGCTGACACTATTCCTCGCGAAGATCTTCCTCAGATGGCTATTGCTATTATGGCCGACAATGCGCTGCGCGTTCTTGGTGGCGAATGGGATATTAAATCAGCTGAGGAAGCAACTAAGATTGCTAAAATCTGGCATGACATCCTTCGTTTGGAAATGAACCAAGCAACCACTATTTCTGGTACACAAAACGATACGCCAGAAACACGTCAAAGTAGACTGGATGAGCTCCGTTTGGAAGCTAAACGCCGTGTTGAAGGTGGCTTGAGGGCTGTTGCTGGAGACTTGTGAGTCAAGACGTTGATAAATCGCTTCTTCTTACAGATGACGAATTTTCTCTCCTTACAGTCCGCGAACAGGACGAATACCTTAAACTACTAGAAGAAGACCTCACTGCTTGGACTTTGCAGGGTAATGAACGCCAAATGCGGGCAAACATTCTTTTAACAAAGGTTGACTGGTTATTGTATGGCGGTGCAGCTGGTGGTGGTAAATCAGAACTTCTTGCTTACCACGCACATCACCTCAGTATGACCTTTCCGGGTCACAGGGCCCTGCTTATCCGTACGGCCCTACCGGAACTACGTCGAAGTCTTATTATCCGCACACAGGTCCGCTACGCGCAAGTTCTTGTTAAAGCAGTCCTTCGAAGCATCGACAACGTTAAAGGCTGGTGGTACGACAACGGAAGTATCATTGAATACGGATATTGCGCACGAGACGAAGATGTTGGACAGTTTATGTCTGCAGAGTATGACTTTGTAGGTTTCGACGAGGCAACACAATTTACTCCTTATCAAATGCTTATGATCTCTGGTCGTTTGCGTACAAGCAAAAAGATGGCTGCATCCGGGGTTAGAACCCATGTTATGTTCGCCACTAACCCTGGTGACCGT